CTACACCCTTTCCACGGGAATCGTCGACGTCCTCCCCAACCTGGCCGCCGCGACCAGCGGCCTGGACACCCGGACACACGCGCAGAAGACGCTCGAAGCCATCGAAGCCTGGCTTGAAAACGGCAATGTTACCGCCGCCGAATACCATATAGGCGACCGACAAATCAAGGCCATCTCGATCACCGATCTGCTGATTCTGCGCGATCGCTACCGCCGGGAAGTGCAAGCCAGCGCCGGCGCGCCGAGATCCGGCCGCGTTTACCTGAGATTCTGACCCATGCCCAAATCCCCGGGATTTGCCGCCCGCCTGGGCGCCGCGTTGCGCCGCGTCCTCCTCCCCGCGCAAGCACGCGGCTTTGCCGCCGCCAGACTCAACCGGCTGACCGATAGCTGGCGCCTGACCGCCGAAAAAATCGACGACGAAATCAAAAACGACCTCGACGCGTTGCGCGCCCGCTCGCGCACGCTTGAATTCGATAACGACTTTTTGCGCCGCTACCTCGACCTGGTCGAGACCAACCTGATCGGCGAAAGCGCCCCGCGCCTGATTTCCCTGGCCGACAACGCCCCCGGCCAGCCCGACACCGGCGCCCGCTCGGCCATCGTCAAAAGCTGGCTCGAATGGGGCAAGCCTGGACGCTGTGAAGTCTCCGGCAGCTACTCCTTCACCAGCCTCTGCCAAGCCATCGTGCGCGGCACCGCGCGCGACGGGGAATGCCTGGTGCTCCCAAAGTATGGCGCCGCAGCCGGCAACCAGTGGGGTTTTGCCCTGCAGCTCCTCGACGTCGACCGCCTGGCCACCTGGAAAAACCAGACCCGAACCGCCGCACAAAACGCGATTGTCGCCGGCGTCGAGCTCAACGAATTCGGCAAGCCGATTGCCTACCACTTCAACACCGGCCCCCTGACGGCTGTTCATGCCCGCTCCGCCACCCGGGTTGACGCAGACGCCGTGCTCCATCGCTTTGTCGCCCAGCGCCCGGAACAGCGCCGCGGCGTTCCATGGGGCCATGCCGCCATGCTCTCGATCTACTACGCCGGAGAATTCGCCGTCAGCGCCTTGATCGCAGCCAAGCACGGCGCTGACCACCTGGGATTTTTCGTCAGCCCGGACGGCAGCGCCCCGCCGCTGGGGTCGGAGAGCGAAGACGAGCCCGGCGCCCGCATCGCCAGCAGCGCCCCCGGCACCTGGGACACCCTCCCGGTCGGCTACGACCTGCGCAGCGTCGACAGCAAATACCCCAACGAAGTCTTTGGCCCCTTCCTCAAGTCCGCGTATCAACGGATGGCCAGCGGCCTCCCCGGCGCCAGCTATCCCGAGCTGTGCAACGATTACGAGGCCGTCAATTTTTCATCGATCCGCGCGGCCATCCTCTCCTCGCGTGACGAGTGGCGGAAAAGGCAACGGTGGTTCGAAGAAGCCTGGCTTGAACCAATTTTTGCCGACTGGCTGCGCTTCGCCCTCGCCAACCGGGTGATCTTGCTCGATAACGGCTCCCCCCTCCCGATCGCCAAAGCCGAAAAATTCGCCGCGCATGCCTGGCAGTTCCGAGGCTGGGCCTGGGTCGATCCCCTCAAGGATATGCAAGCCGCGCGCGAAGCGCTGGATTTGCGCATCACCTCGCGCACGCGCCTGGCCCGAGAAGCCGGCAACGAAATCGAGGACATCTTCGACGAGCAGCAAATCGAAGAGACCCTGGCCGCGAAATACGGGATTGACCTCACGCTCGGAACGCCCAAACCCCCCCCCGCGCAGAGCGTGGAAGAAACGCCGGCATGATTCCTGTCACCTGCTCCGCCTTATCCAGGCGACAAGCCCCGCGTAAAAAGCGCCCATGGAGGATTTCATGAGCCCATTCCATTCCGAGAGGTAAACCATGACTATTATCCTGTCAAAGCCCATTCTCTACGGAGGTATCCAGCTCGAAGAGGGATCCCAACAGAGTTTCCCGAAAGACATCGAATCCGACCTGGTAACCCGGAAATCCGCCGTTTATGTTGTCGAACCGAGTATTTCAACGTCATCGCCCGTCACCTCATACACGGATTCGACCGGCGTTTCCAGACTGTCGACCGGAAATTTCGTGCAGCCCGACATCGAGCCGAAGGCGGCTTTGTCAAGCACCGTTTTCATGTTTCGAAACCCAGTGACACAGGTCACCAGCCTGATTTCAGATCAGCGAGAAATCTACATCCCTACCGAGAAATCAGGCGTTTATCTGGGGGCGTTTTTCGGAAAACGCATCAAAACGCACACATCGGAAACGCTGACCGATCTCGGACTATTCCGTGCCGGGCTGCATACCTGGCACGGCAGCCTGACCAAATTGGGAACCTGGACGAACAGCCCAACCGGGGTTTCCACCGGGGCATTCCAGGCAACCGGGGCAATCTACTCGCAAACGGCTGGCGATACCTGCTCCGGGGCAGTGACCGGGACCGCTGTAGGCATCAGACTCTTCCTGACCAGTAACGGAGGGTACGCCATCGTCGCCATCGACGGCGACTATACGCTGGCCAAGAAACTGTCGATTTTCAACAAAGCGGACTATGACGCGGGCAGGTGCCGGGCAACCGACATCGGCAAGCGGTACTACTCTTCCTATTCCTCTGCGCCAACAAGCGACCTGATCTGTCTCGCCGACGATCTGTCTGCCGGGACCCATACCATCACGGTCGAGGCCACCGGAACCAAACCCTCCGCATCTTCCGGCACCCGTGCATGGGTGGAAGGTTTTGCGGGCTGCAATGGAGAAACGCTGGGCAACGCCAACGTCTACGCCGTCCCCGTGCAGTGGATCTATCACGATTTGCTGGCGTGGTCTGCGTTCGATAGCGTCGCTCAATGGGCGCCCAGCGGATCCTCGGATTATCAGTTCCTCGGCAATATTCACGGCGACAACACCCAGTCTAAAGAGGTCACGACCTCATTAAGCTGGACCGTCGGAGCGACCGACCAGACCTCATTGGCCGCCGGCACCTGGGCATCCGGACAAATCATCCGATGCGATCACGTATCCACCCTGGCCCACAAAGTCAACACCGCCTCGACGGTGGCCACAAAAACCCGACACTGGACCATGGCGCCCTCGCGAAAGCTTCCCATCATGTGCGATTGCGGAATTTCATGGGCGACCGCGGGCGCAGTGAACATCGAATATCCGGTCATGCTGCCCGTTGGCGAAGTCATCGGATGTGCGGAAGGGATGAAACAAGATGCTTTTGCCGCCGTATCAATTGGGCACCTGGATATTCCCATTCCCTACGCGCACGACAATGCAATCACCTATATCGCGACCGATACCTGCAGAATCGTCGCGACCGGAAGAAAGGTCAAGGCATGGGCCGAGCTGAAAGCAGAAATTCCATATCGTGGTGGGCTATGTGCCTCCTACCAAGGAGCACTACAGGACAGAAACACCAAGGACAAGAAGTTCTACGCCATTTCAGCGTTTGGCCCCACTCCGTATGCCTCCGGAGATGCCCAGCGCTTCGTCATGGGTTGGGGCGCAAAATTGATGTAAATGGAGTTGTCGCTTAACACGCCTTATTGAGGTGACAATCCCCGCGTAAAAAGCGAGTCACGGAGGATTTCATGAGCCCCTTTTCTCTTTCCCGACAGACCACCCTGCAGCGCGCCGCATCGTCGGCCGACGCCCCGCCGCCTGAACCCGGCGCCGACCTCGTCATTTCCATCGCTTTCGCCAGCGATCTGCCTTACGAGCGCTGGTGGGGAATCGAAATCCTCGACTGCTCCCCTGAAGCCGTCCGCCTCGACCGCCTCAACGATGGCGCCGCCATTCTGTTCAATCACAACTGGAACGACCTGCGCGGCCACCACGTACCCCGATCCGTCGTCGCCGACGGCCACGTCGTGCGCGGCGACGCGATCATCTCCTGGACGTGTGACGACGGCAGAACCATTGCCCTGATCACCAAAAACCATCTGACGAAAGCCAGCGTCGGCTACGAGGTCCATGCCGTGATCGAGCAGACCACCGGCAAAAACGGCGAACAAATTTCAAGAAATCTCGACGGTCGCCTGTTTGGCCGGGTGCTCGAACGCTGTCAGCGAGAGAGTCCCGGCGATCTGGCTGCCTTCCGGCGCGCGCTCGACCACGCCGCCGGGCCCCTCGAACGGGCCGCGGACGCTCCAGCAACCTATCGCGTCATCGACTGGGAGCCCCTGGAAAACTCGCTTGTGACCGTGCCCGCCGACGCCAGTGTCGGCGTCGGGCGCATGGCCGACCGCGACACCGCAGATCCCCCAAGCCACGCCGGCGCCGCCGGCTCCCATCCTTCCCCCGGAGAAAAACACGTGACCCCTGAAGAAATCGCCGCGATCGAATCCGCGGCAAACACCGCCGCCCTGAAGCGGATCAAGAATATCGAAGACCTGGCCAAGCAATTCGAACACTTCGAACTGGGCGACATGCCCGCGCAAGCCATCCGCAACGGCGTGAGCGCCGAGGACTTCACCAAACAACTGATGGCGCACATCGCCCAGCGTGGCAAAGTCTGGTCGCCGGAAATCGGCCTGAGCCAGCGAGAAACGAGCCGCTACTCGATTGTCAAAGCCATCCGCGCGCTGCTCAGTAACGACTGGACCGGCGCCGGTCTGGAACGCGAGGCCAGCGTCGCCTTTGCGGAAAAGGCCCAACAAGCCGGCATCCAGCGGCAAGCCGAAAAGAGCTTTTTCTTGCCGCTTGAAGTGCAGCGCCGCGACCTGACCGTCGGGACGGCTTCCGCCGGCGGCAATCTGGTCGCGACTGATCTGCGCCCGCAGGACTTTATCGAGCTTTTGCGCGCTGCCACCGTCTTGAAGTCCTTGGGCGCCCGTACCCTCGGTGGCCTGGTCGGAAACGCCGACATCACGAAGCAAACCGGCGCCGCCACCGGGTACTGGCTTTCTACCGAGGCCACCGCGATTACCGAAAGCCAGCAGACGATCGGCCTGCTGCAGCTTCGCCCGAAAGTCCTCGGCGCCTATACCGAGCTTTCTCGGCTGCTGCTGCAGCAGAGCACGCCGGACGCCGACATGCTGGTGATGGAAGACTTGGCGAAGGTTCTCGGCCTCGCCCTGGACGCGGCCGGCATCAACACCGGCGGCGCAGGCGCCCCGGTCGGCATCCTCGGTACCGGATCGATCGGCGCCTTCACCGGCACCTCGCTGGGGTTGGCCGCGCTGATGGACGCGCAGACCGATCTGGCCACCGCCAACGCCCTCAACCCGCAGTGTGCTTTCCTCACCACGCCGACGGTCGCCAGCCTGCTGGCGCAGCGCCAGCGATTCGCCTCGACGGACACCCCGCTTTGGGTCGGAAATATCCTGGAAGGCACCGTCCTGGGATTCCGGGCGACCAGCTCCAACCAGGTGCCCGCGGCCACTGCGATTTTCGGCGACTTCAGCCAACTGATTTTTGCGGAATGGGGTGTGCTCGAGATCGCCGCGAATCCTTACGCGAATTTCGCGGCCGGAATCACCGGAATCCGAGCCTTCCTGACCGCAGACGTTGGCGTGCGCGTTCCCGGTGCCTTCACCGCGGCCAGCACAATCACGTAATGGCCCCTCAACCGATCGAGTGTATCACGCTGTCCCCAGCGTGGTACGAAGGGCGCCCGGTTGATCCGGGCACCCTGATCGTTTTATCTGAATCTGAAGCCGCTTACGCGGAGTCAATCGGTCGGGTCGTTCGCGTGCCCGAGCCGGAACCCGAAGAACCCTGATGAGCTTTCCCTCCACCCTCGACACTTTCCCGGTTGTCCTCCCCACCGATCTGCAAGACGATGCGGGGAAAGAGCTGGACGTCCTGTTTAACCGCGCGACCGCTGGCCTGGTCGCTGTCGAGACCCGCCTGGGAGTCACCGGAAGCACCGACCCGACGTCGGTCGAAGCGCGTCTTTCCGCCAAAGCGCCGCTGGCCAGCCCGACTTTCTCCGGGACGGTATCCGGGATCACCGCCGCCATGGTCGGCGCCGAACCGGCCGGCGTATCGGCTGCCGACATCACCGATTCCACCGCCGCCGGCCGCGCCCTGCTGACCGCGGCCGACGCCGCCGCGCAGCGCACCGCGCTGGGAGTCGGCGCCGGGGGGGCAGTCGCCTCGACGGACATCACCGATTCCACCGCCGCCGGCCGCGCGATCCTGACCGCCGCCGACGCGCCGGCCCAGCGCACCGCGCTTGGCTTGGGCAGCGCCGCGACCAGCGCTTCCTCGGCTTTCGCCGCCGCGGCACACGGTCACGCCTCGACCGCCATCACCGATTCCACCGCCGCCGGGCGTACGCTGCTGACCGCCGCCGACGCCGCCGCGCAGCGCACCGCGCTGGGAGTCGGAACCGGGGGGGCAGTCGCCTCGACGGATATCACCGATTCCACCGCCGCCGGCCGCGCGATTCTGACCGCCGCCGACGCGTCGGCCCAGCGCACCGCGCTTGGCTTGGGCAGCGCCGCGACCAGCGCTTCCTCGGCTTTCGCCGCCGCGGCACACGGTCACGCATCGGCCGACATCACCGATTCCACCGCCGCCGGCCGCGCTCTGCTGACCGCCGCCGACGCCGCCGCGCAGCGCACCGCGCTGGGAGTCGGCACCGGGGGGGCAGTCGCCTCGACGGACATCACCGATTCCACCGCCGCCGGCCGCGCGATCCTGACCGCCGCCGACGCGTCGGCCCAGCGCAC